AAAGATTGTTGACTCAGACGATGATGTAAGCGCTGACAGATTAAAAAACGCTGCCGCAACTAAAAAGCTAGCTATATTTGATGCTTTTGAAATACTTAACCGTATTCAACAAGAGGAAGATATGTTAAATGAAAAACCTAAAGAAGTTAAAGAGCAAAAAACTTTTAAAGGTTTTGCAGAAGGGAGAAGTAAGTGAGTTACGAGCAAACTCTTTGGGTAGAAATTAAAGACGTTGTAAATTCTAAGATATTAGCTAAAAACAATAGGTTTAAAAAATGGGAGTATGGTTATAACTCTGATTATGATTTTATAGTAATAAGTAAAACTGGAAAAATTGGACAAATCATTGAAATACAGAATCTCAGGATTGCTTTACCAGCAGCAGATGAACCGTTTAAACGAAGTGAAAAAAAAGCGGAACAATATTGGGAAAAACAAGAATACCCAAAAGAACTAAGTAAAATTAAAACAAGGTTTGATTGGGAAGAATATCCAAGTGAATTTAAGGAAAAATGGTATGACTACATTGATAAAGAATTTGAAAAAAGAGATAAAGGATTCTGGTTCTATAACAAAGGTGTGGCTACTTACATTACTGGTACTCACTATATGTATTTGCAGTGGTCAAAGATTGATGTTGGAGCACCAGACTTTAGAGAAGCAAACAGACTCTTCTTTATATTTTGGGAAGCATGTAAAGCAGATAACAGGTGTTACGGAATGTGCTACCTCAAAAACAGACGATCTGGATTCTCTTTTATGTCAAGCGCGGAGCTTGTCAACCAAGCTACAATATCTTCCGATGCTAGGTTTGGAATACTTTCCAAGTCTGGAGCAGATGCCAAAAAAATGTTTACAGATAAAGTTGTCCCAATATCCGTTAATTATCCGTTTTTCTTCAAACCAATTCAAGACGGTATGGACAGGCCAAAGACTGAGTTGGCATATAGGGTTCCGGCATCCAAACTTACTAGAAGAAAGCTTGAATCTAATGAACAGCTTAGAGAATTAGACGGGCTTGATACTACTATTGACTGGAAAAATACAGGTGACAACTCTTATGACGGTGAAAAGCTAAAGCTATTAGCTCATGATGAGAGTGGTAAATGGGAAAGACCTGACAATATATTAAACAACTGGAGAGTTACAAAAACTACATTACGTCTAGGTCGTAGAATTGTAGGTAAATGTATGATGGGCTCAACATCAAATGCTTTAGACAAAGGTGGAAACAACTTTAAAAAACTTTACTACGCTTCAGACGTTACTAGAAGAAATAGAAATGGACAAACAACTTCTGGGCTCTATAGCTTGTTCATTCCTATGGAATGGAACTACGAAGGATTCATCGATACTTATGGACTACCTGTCTTCATTAGAGGCAAAGCTCCAGTCAAAGGAGTTGACGGCTATGAAATTACAACAGGAGTTATCGAGCACTGGCAAAATGAAGTAGATGGATTGAAAGATGATTCTGACAGTTTAAATGAATACTATAGACAATTTCCAAGAACCGAACAACACGCTTTTAGAGACGAAGCTAAAAACAGCTTGTTTAACTTAACAAAAATCTATCAACAAATAGATTATAATGAAGAAATGTTAAATAACAAAGTTGTTACTAAAGGAAGTTTTATTTGGCAAAGTGGTATTAAAGATACGAAAGTTTCTTTTATGCCAAATAAAGATGGTAGATTTTTAATCACTTGGGTACCGCCAGTTGAAATACAAAATAGAGTTATATTAAAAAATGGTTTCAAATATCCAGCTAATGAACATATTGGAGCTTTTGGCTGTGACAGTTACGACATTAGCGGTACTGTTGATGGTAAAGGTTCTAATGGAGCGCTACATGGATTAACTAAGTTTTCTATGGAAGATGCGCCACCTAATCATTTCTTTTTAGAATACATATCAAGACCGCAAACAGCTGAGATATTCTTTGAAGACGTGTTGATGGCTTGTGTATTTTACGGCATGCCAATATTAGCAGAAAATAATAAACCAAGATTACTTTATTATTTTAAAAGAAGAGGGTATAGAGGATTCTCTATGAATAGACCTGATAAAGTTTGGAATAAACTTTCCACCGCTGAAAAAGAAATAGGTGGAATACCTAATTCAAGTGAAGATATTAAGCAAGCACACGCTGCTGCTATTGAGTCTTATATTGAAGAAAACATTGGTTATTCAGAAGAAAAAACTGGAGACATGTACTTTCAAAAGACTTTAGAAGATTGGGCTAGATTTGATATAAACAATAGGACAAAGCATGATGCTTCTATTAGTTCTGGTTTAGCTATAATGGCTTGTAATAAAAATAAATATAGGCCTAATCCTAATATAATTAAAAACAAAATTAATTTAGGTATAAAAAAGTATAATAACGATGATATTATTTCTAAAATTGATAAATAAATGCAAATAAAAACTTATAACGGTAGTTCTTTTCCTGATCAGGTAGTACCTGTAGAAGTTAAAAGCTCCATTGAGTATGGCAGACAAGTCGGTAGAGCGATTGAAGGTGATTGGTTTTCTGGCACTAGAACTGGTGTGCAAGGTAGATATAATACTAATTATAATAATTTTAGAAACTTAAGATTATATGCTAGAGGTGAGCAAAGTGTTCAAAAATACAAAGATGAATTAGCTATAAATGGTGACTTATCATATTTAAATTTAGACTGGAAGCCTGTGCCAGTTATACCTAAATTTGTAGATATAGTTGTTAATGGTATGGATAGCAAGCTTTATGAAGTCAAAGCATTTGCTCAAGATCCGGGTTCTTTAAAACAAAGAACTAACTATGCCGAAACTATAATGAGAGATATGCAAGCTCAAGATCTTATAGAGCAAATAAAAGGTGTTACAGGAATGGATATGTATTCTACTTCTAACCCTGAAGATCTACCTCAAAACAAAGAAGAGCTTGATGTACACATGCAGTTATCTTATAAGCAGTCTATTGAAATAGCAGAAGAAGAAGCTATAAACAATACTCTTGAATTTAATAAATATGATTTAACAAGAAGACGTATAGCTGAAGACTTAGTTATATTAGGTATAGGCGCCGTAAAAACTAGTTTTAATTTATCTGAAGGAGTTACTATAGAATATGTAGATCCAGCTAATTTAGTTTACTCTTATACTCAAGATCCAAATTTTCAAGATATATGGTATGTTGGAGAAGTTAAATATATAAGTTTAGCAGAAATTAAAAAAGAGTTTCCAGCTTTAACTGAAGAAGAACTTGAAACAATACAAAAATACCCAGGTAGTAAAAGTTATAATTATCAGTTTAACGGTAGAAATGATGGTAATAATATAGCTGTATTATATTTTGAATACAAAACATACCATGATCAAGTATTTAAAATAAAAGAAACAGCTACTGGACTTCAAAAAGCTTTACAAAAAGACGACACTTTTAATCCACCAGAAAATTCTAATTTTGATAGAGTTTCAAGATCTATTGAAGTGTTATATTCAGGCGCTAAAATACTAGGCCATGAGATGATGTTAAAATGGGAGTTGTCTAGGAATATGACTAGACCTGATTCTAATCTTGTTAAGGTTAATATGAGCTATAATATCTGCGCTCCTAAAATGTATAAAGGTCGTATAGAAAGTTTAGTAAGTAGAATGACAGGATTTGCTGATATGATACAGCTTACTCATTTGAAATTGCAACAAGTTTTAGCTAGAACAGTTCCTGATGGTGTATATTTAGATGTTGATGGTTTAGCTGAGGTTGATTTAGGCAATGGCACTAATTACAATCCTGCTGAGGCGTTGAATATGTATTTTCAAACTGGTAGTATATTAGGTAGATCATTAAACCAAGATGGAGGTATGAACTCTGGTAAAGTGCCAATACAAGAACTGCAAACTAGTTCTGGTGGTGCTAAAATGCAAAGCCTTATACAGACTTATCAATATTATTTACAAATGATAAGAGATGTGACCGGCTTAAACGAAGCTAGAGATGGAAGTGTTCCTTCAAAAGATAGTTTAGTAGGATTACAAAAACTAGCTGCAGCTAATTCTAATACAGCTACTAAACACATAGTTCAAGCATCGTTATATTTAAGCGCTAAGACTTGTGAGAATATAGCTCTTAGAATATCTGATGCTTTAGAATATCCATTAACTAGAGAAGCTTTAAGGTCTAGTATAAGTTCTTATAACGTGGGCACTTTAGAAGACATGTATAAGCTTAACTTGTTTGAGTTTGGTATATACTTAGAAATGGTGCCGGATGAAGAAGAAAAGCAAGTGCTAGAGCAAAACATACAAGTGGCTCTTAAAACTCAGTCTATAAATCTTGAAGATGCTATAGAAATAAGGCAAATACACAACTTAAAATTAGCTAATCAAGTTCTTAAAATAAAAAGACGTAAGAAAGCTCAACAAGATCAAGCAGCTGCTCAAGCTAATATACAAGCTCAAGCTCAAGCAAATGCTGAAGCAAGTGAAAGATCTGCTATGGCTGAAATGCAAAAACAACAAGCTTTAGCTGAGACTACATTACAAATAGAAAAAGGTAAATCAGAGTTTGATATAAATAAAGCTAGACAAGAAGGTCAAATAAAAAGAGAATTAATGCAAGCTCAGTTTGAATTTGACAGGCAATTAAAGCAAATGGAAATAGATAGGCTTATGGCTAAAGAAGAGCTTATTGAAGATAGAAAAGATAAAAGAACTAAAATTGAGGGCACTCAACAAAGTGAAATGATAAATCAAAGAAATTTGAATTTACCACCTATAGATTTTTCTACAGGTGACCAAGCAAGTGATTCTATACCAGAAGGTATATTATCATAATTATTAACTATTATATTATATTATGTCAGAAGAAATAAAAGAAGCACCTACGGGTGAATTATCTCAAGGTGACTTTAAAATAAAAAAGAAACCTAAGAAATTAATAAACAAAGAACCTATCGCTAAAGTAGACTTCAATAAAACTGAAGAAAAGATAGAGCCGTCTATAGTAAAAGTAGACTTAAAAGAAGATAAAGTAGAAGAAGATAAAGTAGAAGAAAAAACAGAGCAAACTCCTATAATACAAGAAATAACAGAGCAAGAAGAAAAAATACAAGAGGAAGTAAAAGAAACTATTGAGGAATATAAAGAAGCAAAGAAAGATGAAGAAGTTTTAGGCAAGCCACTACCAGAAAATATAGAAAAATTAGTTTCTTTTATGGAAGAAACAGGTGGTGACATTAACGATTACGTTAGACTAAACACTGATTACTCAAAAGTAGACGATAATACTTTATTAAGAGAATACTACAAAAATACTAAACCACATCTAGATGATGAAGAAATATCTTTTATAATGGAAGATAGTTTTAAAATTGACGAAGATTTGGACGAAGAGCGAGATATAAAGAAAAAGAAACTCGCTTATAAAGAAGAAATTGCTAAAGCCAAAAACTTTTTAGAAAGCACGAAGAGTAAATATTACGACGAGATCAAGTTGAGACCGGGCGTTACTCAAGAGCAACAAAAAGCTATGGACTTTTTCAATAGATACAACGAGAACAAAAAACTCGCAGCTGACAAGCATAAGCAGTTTGTTGAAACTACTAAAGAGTATTTTACTAAGGATTTCAAAGGTTTTGAGTTTAACTTAGGTGATACGAAGTTCAAGTATAATATAAACAACACTGATGAGGTAATCGATCAACAGTCTGACCTAGAAAAATTTGTTGGGAAGTTCCTAAACAAAGAAGGAAGGATAGAAGATCACGTAGGTTACCACAAGGCTATGTATGCTGCTAGAAACGCCGACACGATAGCTAAACATTTTTATGAGCAAGGCAAAGCCGATGCTGTAAAAGATGTAGTTAATAAATCAAAAAATATAGAAACAGCTTCACGTCCACAAAACAATGAAGATATTTTTATTAATGGATTTAAAGTAAAAGCAGTTTCAGGAGTAGATAGTTCAAAGTTGAAAATTAAAACAAATAAAAAATAAAACTAAAAACTAAAAAATGAGTTTATCTGGAGGGAGTTTCCCTGCGTCAATAGTGCCAGCGCAAAAGAAAATGGCATTAGAAACAAACTTTCTAGAGTTTAATACTGGCTCAGGAAAAGATTTTGCTCAGCAATATCGCCTATGACTTCTGATCAAGTTATTTGGTCTGAACAAAATAGACTTCACGTTGCTTACAAAGGTTTAGCTGCTAACATTACAGTAGCTGGAGCTCCAAATGTAGGACAATTTACTATAAAACCTTCATTAGTAGGAACAGGTCTTGGCGGTGCAAACCAAACTAAGCATGCTATTAGAGCTAATCAGACAATATTAATTTCTGATCAAGCTACTGGTTTAGTAACTGCTAAATTGCTAGTTACATCTGTAAATGATACTGATGTTGTATGTTCTTTATATGGTGGTAATGTATTACCAGCTGGTTTAGTAGGTACACAAAACGTAAACATATTTGTTTATGGTGCTGAATTTAAAAAAGGTACTAATGGAATGGTTGGTTCT